TTTCGGCAAATCTAGGACACTTGGGAGGTGTCCCTAACCATCCTATCCCAGAAACCCTAAAATATGAAGAATCTCTTAAAATTACAAAGTAAGGTTAAGAAGATTTGGAGTTGGCTTTCAAATCCATTGCTGGATTTAAAAGAGCAACTTTTCATATTTAGGATTGTTGAAAAGATTTTCAGAGTAATACAAACCCGTGGTTTAGACCAAGGGGTTGCATATTCTAAGAATCTAAGACATCAATTCCTAAAGTGTATACTTAGTATGCACCAGGAAGATTTTGTCTTCAAGGATAAACCTAAGTCTCGTTTCCTTAGAAAATATATTAATTATATAGAGAAGAGTCAGAGTTACCCTCATTTGAGGCTAGTCTTTACCTTACTCTATGTAACTAGATATTTTACTAAAGAACCGGTGCCATCTTTCCAAACTATTAAGGAAGGGCCCACTTATAGTGGAATCCCCCGAAATATAAGGATCGATATACATCAGTTCCTTAAGGAAACGGGAATTAATCCTAAATCATATTATAGAAGACCTAAAAGTTTAGACTTTAAGGAATTCCATATGACATCAAAAAGTGGACCATCGGGCCATGCCCTTTGGACTTCATTTATTGATGCTCATATGCTATCTCCCTCTCAACTAGAATCTATTAAGATTGTAGGAGGAGAGAGATTGTATAATTTGATCGAGAAACTTAAATCCTTGTACGCTAAGATTCCACATTTCTTTCATGGGTATTTGTCCCGCAAGGGATCAAAGACTACACGAAAGTTGGTGGCTCTTAGAGATAAGGAATTAAAGACTCGAGAGGTGGCTATATTAGATTATTATTCACAGGCAGCTTTGCTACCTCTGCATAAATATCTATATAACCAACTATATAGGATTCCTCAGGATTGTACTCACGACCAAACAAAGCTCTTGTATGAACTTGAAGCGTTACCTGGTAACAAGTATCACTCCATAGATCTTACAGCAGCGACTGATAGATTTCCGATTGCTTTGCAAAAGGAGATTCTAACAGTTTTGTTTGGGATTGAATATGCAAACCATTGGGAAAACCTGATGGTAGGTACTCCATTCTCCTACAAAGAAGAACAGATTACTTACAATACAGGTAACCCGATGGGTGCTTATTCATCATTCGCAGTATTCGCATTCTCTCATCATTTCTTAGTATTCCTAGCCTCTAAGAGACTAGGTAAGAAATGGAAGAGAACTCGCTATATGATGATCGGTGATGACATAGTCATCGCTGATGATCATTTAGCGTGGGAATATCAACGAATTCTTATTGAGTATGGGATACCTTTTAATCATGAAAAGACTCACGTAAGTGATGTCGGTTTCGAATTTGCTAAGCAAATTCGTATTCATGATGTAAATGTATCGCCATTTCCTATTTCAGCTCTCCTGACAAGGACTAATTCGACTATTAATAGTCTGAATATAATCATGTCAGAGATAAGGAATAAGGAATGGTTCCATATGGATCTGGAAGAGTCCCTTAAGTTATACCTACTTAGGGTTAAAGGCTGGCACGAAGCTAAGCTTCGTACAGCCTGGCCTAAGATAGGTCTGACTTTAGCCTTTATCTTGTTTCTTCAAGGTGACGGAAATCTAGGTACTGCTTTAAAAGCGTACGTAACTTCTCGCTCACAAAGGGCAAAACTATTACCTGACAAGGCGTTTAGCCAGCTTGCTGTCTATGCGTCTAATCAGGTTTTAGAATTAGCCTTTCAAGAATCAAGAAATAGGATAGTGGACAAACAAAATAGAAAACCACTTGGTCTGCTTGCAGAACAAATGGTTATGGCTATTACGTCCACAAGGGATGGAGGAGCGGACTGTTTCGATCTAATCGAATCAGTTCCCTTCCTCCAGATTTATGGTAGGGCCGAAGAGAAATGGATAAAGCTTCAGAAGCATATATTCATTTCCTTCGGACTTACTATATCTCCACGGGAATTCCGCTCTCATTTTGAGAAAGTGGATATCCCTCTTTCAGATGATGGTTTCTACGTTAGACACCGAGATATATTATCTACACATGCCG